GGCATGGTCTTCGATCTGGCCCGGCGCGAGCGGGATGCCTGGCTCGGCTGGCCGCCCCGGGTGGCGGCGAACATGGCGGCAGAACTCGGGGTGGAGGCGCATAGGATGGAACTGCTGCTCGACACCTATCTGCGCGCGCATCTGGCGGAAATGGCCGAGGTGAAGCTTGAATTCCGCTGAGGCCTTCGAGGGTGCCGACGACATCCGCCGCGCCTGGCTGGCGGGATTGGCCCCCGACCCGTCGCTCACCGTCTCGCAATGGGCCGACCGGCACCGGGTGCTGTCATCCCGCTCGGCCTCAGAGGCCGGGCCGTACCGGACCAGCCGCACACCCTACATGCGCGGGATCATGGATGCGCTGTCGCCGCGCAACCCGGTGCAGCGGGTCGTCTTCATGAAAGCGGCACAGGTGGGCGCGACCGAGGCCGGGAACAACTGGATCGGCTACTGCATCCACCGCGCGCCCGGGCCGATCCTGGCCGTCCAGCCGACGACCGATCTGGCAAAGCGCCTGTCGCAGCAGCGGATCGACCCGCTGATCGAGGAAAGCCCGGATCTGCGGGCCCTCGTGATGCCGAACCGGTCAAGGGACTCAGGCAACACGATCCTCGGCAAGCGCTTCCCCGGGGGCCAGCTGGTTCTGACCGGGGCGAATTCGGCGGTCGGGCTGCGGTCGATGCCCGCACGCTGGGTCTTTCTTGACGAGGTCGATGCCTATCCGGGCGATGTCGATGGCGAGGGCGATCCGATCGCCTTGGCCGAGGCGCGGACGATCAGCTTCGGCCATCGCAGCAAGGTGTTTCTGGCCTCGACGCCCACGGTGAAGGGGCTGAGCCGGATCGAACGGGAGTGGGAATTGTCGGATCAGCAGCGCTACCACGTACCGTGCCCACACTGCGGGGCGCTGCAATGGCTTCGTTTTGAGCGCCTGCGCTGGGAGGCAGGCAAGCCCGAGACGGCGGCCTATCTCTGCGAGCATTGCGACGCGCCCATCGCCGAGCGGCACAAGACCGCGATGATGGACGAACGTGGCGGGGCGCAATGGCTGCCGACGGCCGAACCCGAGGTTGTGGCGGCCGCGCGGGCGGAAGGCACCGTCGGCTATCACATCTCGGGGCTCTATTCGCCGCTTGGGTGGCTGTCCTGGGAGGAGATCGCGCGCAGCTGGGAAGGGGCGCAGGGCAACGATGCCTCGATGAAGACGCTGAAGAACACGATCCTTGGGGAGACCTGGCAGGAACGTGGCGAGGTGCCAGATTGGCAGCGGCTCTATGAACGGCGGGCCGACTGGCAGCTTGGCATGGCACCAGACGGCGTCTTGCTTCTTACCGCCGGGGCCGACGTGCAGCGGGACCGGATTGAAGTGGACGTCTGGGGCTGGGGCCGGAACCTGCAGTCGTGGCTGGTGGATCACGTTGTGCTGGAGGGAGACACGGCGCGGCCCGAGGTCTGGGCGCAGTTGTCGGCCTTCCTTGGCCAGACATGGGACCATGCCTCGGGCTGCCGGATGGCGCTGGCGCGGATGGCGATCGACTCGGGCGACGGGGTCACGACCGACGCCGTCTATTCCTGGGTGCGGGCGGCCGGGCGCGGGCAGGTCGTCGCAATCAAGGGCGTGCCGGGGTTCGACCGATCCACGCCGGTCGATGGGCCGACTTACGTGGAAGTGACAGAAGCCGGACGCAGGCTACGGCGCGGTGTGCAGCTTTGGAAGGTCGCCGGGGCAGTGTTCAAATCCGAGACCTACCGGTTTCTGCGGCTTGTGGCCCCGACCGACGAGGAACTGGCCGCGGGGGCGGAGTGGCCGCATGGATTTGTCCATATTCCGAAAGGCACCACCGCCGAATGGATGAAGCAGCTGACCGCCGAACAACTGATGACGATCAAGACCCGGCAAGGCTTCCAGCGGCTGGAATGGCAGCAGACCCGCGAGCGCAACGAGGCGCTGGATTGCCGGGTCTATGCCCGCGCGGCTGCCTGGCTGATGGGCATCGACCGCTGGGATGAACACCGCTGGCAGGGGCTGGAAAACCAGCTCGCTTCCGACACCGGCCCCAAGGACGTGCCCCCGGCGGGGCAGCCGAACCGGGCTGCTCCCCCGACAGCCCCACAACGGCCCGCCACTCCGTGGATGGGCAGCAGAAAGAAATGGTTCTGACATGGCCTTCACGCAAGCCGATCTCGATGCCCTGACGGCGGCCTATGCCAGCGGGACGCTGCGGGTGCGGTTCTCCGACGGCAAGGAAGTGACCTATCCAACGGGGGACGATCTGCTGCGCCGCATCCGGATTGTCGCGGCGGAACTGGCCGCCAGCGCCGGGCAGCCCGCGCCGGTCGGGCGCTTTGCGACGTTCCGGAGGGGATGATGGCGACCAATCGAAACGAGCCGGATGGCGTCCCTTGGGGTGTGTTGGACGCGGGCCTTGCGATCCTTGCCCCACGCCGGGCAGCCGCCCGCTATGCGGCGAAGGTGGCGATTGCCAATCTGCGCCGGGGCTACGAGGCGGGCGGCAAGACCCGGGGTCACCGAAGGGTGGCGCGGCAGCAATGCCTCAGCGGATGCGGAGATCGCCGTCGCGGGACCGGTGCTGCGCGACCGGTCGCGCGATCTGGTCCGCAACAACGCCCTGGCCGCCCAGGCGGTGCAGGTGCTGGTCAACAACATTGTCGGCCCGGGCATCCGGCCGCGGGCGGCGAGCGGGAACAAGGCGCTGAACAAGCGGGTGGATGCGCTGTGGCGGTCGTTCGCGGGCACCTGCGACTACTATGGCCACACCGATTTCCACGGGCTTCTGAACCTTGCGGTGCGCGAAATGGTCGAGGCCGGGGACATCCTCGCCCTCAAGATCGCCACGCCGCGCGGTCCGGGCAGGACCGTCCCGCTGCAAATCCAGCTGCGCGAGATCGACCACCTCGACACGGGCCGGGTGCAGGACATCGCGGGCGGCGGTTACACGGACCAAGGCATCGAGTTCGATGCCGGCGGGCGGCGCACCGCCTTCTGGATGTTCCCGCAGCATCCGGGTGGCACAAACCGCGCCATCCGGCGGCGTTTCGAGTCGGAGCGGATCGATGCGACCCGCGTCGCGCATCTCTTCGAACGCCAGCGGGTGCAAAGCCGGGGCGTGCCCTGGGGTGCCCCCGCCATGCTGGCGCTGCGCGATCTCGGCGACTGGCAGCAGGCGGAACTCGTGCGCAAGAAAACCGAGGCCTGCCTTGTCGGCATTGTCTTCGGCGATGACGAGACCCAAGCCTCGGTCGCGCCGGTGGTGCAGGATTCCCAGGGCAACAAGGTCGAGCAATTCGAACCGGGATTGATCGCCTATGCCCGGGGCGGCAAGGACATCAAGTTCAACCAGCCTGCCAGCACGGCGGGGGTCTACGAATGGAACCGGGTCCAGATGCAAATCGTGGCCTCCGGCTTCCGGGTGCCCTATGCGCTGATGACCGGCGATCTCAGCCAGAACAACTTCTCCTCGAGCCGGGTCGGCCTCAACGAATTCCGCCGGATGGTCGAGCAGCTGCAGTGGCAGACGGTCATCCCGATGTTCTGCGAACCGATCTGGCGCTGGTTCATCGAAGCCGCCCAGCTGGCCGGGCTCCTGCCGCTCGACGCGGTGATCCCCGCTGAATGGGCGCCGCCGCGCTTCGAGATGGTGAACCCGCTGCAGGACGTGCAGGCGGACCTCCTCGAAACCCGCGCCGGATTTGCGTCGCCCCAGCAGATGATCGCCAAGCGCGGCTATGATCCGGCGGCGGTGATCGAGGAATGGGCGGCCCATGCCGAGGCGACAGACGCGCTGGGCCTGATCTTCGATTCTGACCCCCGCAAGGTCAGCAAGGGCGGCAACGTCCAGCCGACGGAACAGAACACCGCGACCGACCCGGCCACCGACCCGGCAACCAGCACCAAACCGACGGAGTGATCCCCATGCCCCCCGATACCCTGCTCCTGCCCGTGATCGGGCGGGCCGCGTCCGTGCGCCCGGAGTCCATCAACCCTGAGGCGCGCACCGTTGAGATCGTCTGGACCACCGGCGCGACCGTGCAGCGCCGCCGCTGGGAAGGCTGGGACGAGATCCGCGAATACGACGAGGAGCTCATCGTCACGCCCCAGGCAGTGCGGCTGGAACGGATGAAAGGTGGCGCGCCGTTCCTCGACTCGCATGATGGATGGAGCCTGCGCTCGGTGCTCGGCGCGGTCGAGCTAGGATCAGTCCGGATCGAGGGCGGCCAGGGCACAGCCACGATCCGTCTGACCTCGGCACCGGATGCCGCCGACACCGTGCACCGCATTCTGGAAAAGACCGTCCGGCACGTCTCGGTCGGCTACCGGGTCCACCGCTACGAGATCACCAAACGCGAGGGCCAGCGGGAACTCTGGCGCGCGGTCGACTGGGAACCGATGGAGGTTTCCGCCGTCGCCATGCCCGCCGATCCCGGGGCGCATATCCGCGCCGCCGGGGCCGGACAGCCCGACCTGACCCCCTGCATCCTGACCCGGCAGGAGAACCCTGCTGCTCTCACCCCTTCCCTGAAAGGAAACGCCATGACGGCTCCGACCACCGTTGAAACTGATGCTACTCGCGCCGCGCCCACGCTCTTGGAAACCCGCAGCATTGATCCCACCCCTTCGCCCGCACCGGCACCACCGGCGCCCTCCGCCGACACGATCCGCGCCGAGGAGCGCCAGCGCGCCGCCGAGATCACGACGCTTTGCCAGCGGCACGGCCTCGGCCTCGAGTTCGGCGCGGACCTGATCGCCCGCGGTGTGGCGCTGGATGCGGCCCGCTCGGCGATCCTCGACCGGCTGGTCGCACAGAACCCGACGACGCGCGGGGCAGAGATCACCCCGGCGCGCGTTGGCGGACCCTCGTCCACCGACTTCGGCTTCCGCGATGCCGTGACGGAAGCGCTGCTGCACCGCCACGAGCCGGGGCGCACTCCCCTGTCTGCGGACGCCCGCGAATTCCGTGGCCTGACCCTGATGGAAATGGCCCGGATCGCGGTCGAACGCCGGGGGGTCAACACCCGCGGCATGTCGAAGATGGAACTGGCCACCGAGGCGCTGATGGGCCGGGCTTCGGTCGGCTACCATGCCACCGCCGACTTTCCGTTCCTGCTGGCCAACGTGGCAAACAAGACCCTGCGCTCGGCCTATGACTCCACGCCGCGCACCTTCACCGCCTGGGCACGCCAGGCGACGATCACCGACTTCAAGCAGGTGCAGCGCACCCAGCTAGGCGGCGCGCCCGATCTGCAGCGCGTGCCGGAATCGGGCGAGTTCACCTACGGGACCATCGGCGAGGGCCGCGAGGTCTATTCGCTGCTGACCTATGGGCGGATCGTCGGTATCACCCGCCAGACGCTGATCAATGACGATCTGGATGCCTTCACCCGGGTGCCTTCGGCCTTCGGAGCTTCCGCCGCCGATTTGGAAAGCGATCTCGTCTATTCGATCCTGACGACCAACCCGCTGATGGGCGACGGTCTCGCGCTCTTCGTCGCGGGCCACGGCAACCTCGGCACCGCCGCCGCCATCACCGAGGCTTCGCTGGCGGAGGCCTACCGCCTTTTCGGCAACCAGCGCGGGCTTGAGGGGCGGCAAATCTCGATCCAGCCGCGCTACATCCTCACGCCGCCGGGCACCCGTTCGGTGGAGGCGCGCAAGAACGTGACCGCCACGACGCCGATGGCCGTCGCGGGCGTGAACGCTTTCGCCGGGCGGCTGGAACCCATCGAGGAGCCACGGCTGATCCCGGCGGCGGGTGCCGACCCGTGGTTCCTCGTCGCCGATCCGTCGCGGATCGACACGGTGGAATACGGCTATCTCGAAGGCAACACCGGCCCCTACACCGAGACCCGGACCGGCTTCGAGGTCGACGGCATCGAGATCAAGGCCCGGCACGACTTCGCCACCAAGGCGATCGACTGGCGCGGGATGCTCCGCAATGCGGGCATCTGACGCCTGATCCCGGCGCGGCAGCCGACGCCGCGCCGCCCCCTCGCAATCAATCAGGAGCCACGACATGGCGAAGAACTACATTATGGCAGGCGATACGATCAACATCATCGCCGGTGCGAACATCGCTTCCGGCGCGGGTGTCCAGGTGGGCCGCATCTTCGGTGTGGCTGCAAACGATATCGCCAGCGGCACCGAGGGCCCGATCAACCTTACCGGCGTCTATGATCTGCCGAAGACCGCCGCCCAGGCCTGGACAGCGGGCGCGCTGATCTACTGGACCGGCACGGCCTGCACCAACGTCGCGGCCACCAACATCCTGATCGGCATCGCGACGCGGGCACAGCTCGCGGCGGATACGATCGGGCGCGTGCGCCTGAACGGCGCAGGCATTACCCCGTGACGGCGTTCGCATCCGCCACGTCCGCGCTGTTCCGCGACCCGAACATCGCGGTGGATGCGCTCTATCGCCCGGGCGGGATCGGCAGTGGTGTCCCCATCCGCGTCATCCGATCTGCGCCGGATCAGGTCGCCGCCTTCGGCGAGGGCCGCTTCGTCACGGATACGGTGCTGATCACGGTCTGTGTTGCCGATGCGCCGGACCTTGCTTCCGGTGACACGATCGAGGCCGACGGGGTGCTGCTTGAAGTCCGGGCCGATCCGGTCCGTGATGCCGACCGGCTGGTCTGGTCGGCAGAGGTGCGGGCGCTGTGAGGCTCTCTGTCCGCGTCGAAGGCGACTTTGTCGAGATCACCGGCAGCAGTATCGCCGAGGGCAAATCCGCCGTCACGCGCGGCGTGGCGGCGGCAGGTGCGGGATTGCAGGCCGATTGGCGCGCGCAGATCGCGGCGGCGGGACTTGGCCCCAAACTGGCCCGCACGATCCGGCGCAAGGTCTATCCGCAGTCCGGCACCTCGCTGCGCGCGGCAGCCTTGGTCTGGAGCAAGGCGAGCGAGATCGTCGATGCCTTCGACCGGGGCGCGCTGATCCGCTCCGCCGACGGCTTCTGGCTGGCGATCCCGCTGGCGGCGGCCGGGGCCAGGGGAGCGGGCGGCAAGCGCATCACCCCGGGCGGCTGGGAACAGCGGACCGGGCGGCTTCTGCGCTTTGTCTATCGGCGCGGGCGACCCAGCCTGCTGGTCGCGGACGATGCGCGCCTGAACAGCCGCGGCCTTGCCGCCTCAAAAGGCGGGCGGCGGCGGCGCGACGGCACCCTCACCGGCGCGCAGACCGTCCCGGTGTTCCTGCTGGTGCCGCAGGTCAAACTCGCCAAACGCCTCGACCTCGGCAAGGCCGCCAACGCCTGGCAGAACCGCCTGCCGGGCCTGATCCTTGCCAACTGGCCGGAAGGAACCCGCCGATGAGTAACCGTGAGACGATCCTTGAGGCCTTGCGGCTGGCGCTGGTCGGCATCCCCGGCACGCGGTTGCTGCGCAACGAACCGCTGCCAGGCCGCATCCCGGCGAGCGGGCTGATGATCCTGCGCGACGGCGATCCCGGGCAACCCGAAGTCACCCTGTCGCCGCTGCGCTATCACTACGAACACCGGGCCGGGATCGACATGCTGATCCAGAAGGCCTCGGGGCGCGACACGGCCTTCGATGCGCTTTGCGCTGCCATCGGGGCGCGGATCGCCGCCGACCGGACGCTGGGCGGGCTTTGCGACTGGTGCGAGGCCGAGGCACCGGAACCGGTGGAGATCACAGCCGAGGGCGGCGAGCCAATCAAGGCCGCGACGGTCGCGGTGATCCTGACCTATTCGACTGCCGACCCGCTCTGATCCGCACAGTATACATATAGAGGAGTCCGACGATGGCACGCGCACAGGGCGCGCGGGCGCAGATGGCGCTCGCCTTCGAGACAGTCTACGGCACGGCCCCGGCGACGGGATACCGCTTTGTCCCCTTCGCCTCGACCACGCTCGGCAGCGAGCAGCCGCTGCTGGCATCGGAACTTCTGGGCTACGGTCGCGATCCGCAGGCCCCGCTCCGCGATGCCTTCACCGCCGACGGCGACGTGGTGATCCCGATCGATGTCGAGAACCTCGGCGTCTGGCTGAAGGGCGCCTTCGGGTCGCCGGTCACCACCGGCACGGTGCCAAAGGTCCATACCTTCCAGTCCGGCGGCTGGACGCTGCCGAGCCTTGCGATCGAGACCCAGATGCCGGAGGTGCCGCGCTTTGCGATGTATTCCGGCTGCGTGGTCGATGGCCTCTCCTGGGAGATGCGCCGGTCAGGATTGCTGACCGCCACGGCAACACTGGTCGCCCAGAACGAGGTGGTGGCGGGGGCCACGGCAGCTGGTGCGCCCACGTCCCTGTCACTGGCGCGCTTCGGCCATTTCAACGGGTCCATTCAGCGCAACGGGGCGCCGATCGGCAACATCCTCTCGGCCCGCATCGCTTATGCCAACAACCTTGATCGGATCGACAGCATCCGTGCCGATGGCCGGATCGAAGGCGCGGACCCGTCCATCGCGTCGCTCACCGGCACGCTGGAAGCCCGGTTCGACGACCTCACGCTCTACAATCAGGCTATTGCGGGCACGCCCTGCGAGTTGATCTTCGCCTACAGCCAAGGGGCCAACGCCGCCTTCAGCTTCACCGCCCATGCCGTCTATCTGCCGCGCCCCCGGATCGCCATCGAAGGCCCCGGCGGTATTCAGGCCACGTTCGACTGGCAGGGGGCCCGCGCCGTCAGCCCTGCACGCATGTGCACCGCCGTCCTCACCAACACCGTTGCGAGCTACTGACCATGATCAGCCTGACCCTGTCCCGCGAGCCCGAGTGGCTCGACCTCACCCATGGCGTGACCGTTCTGATCCGCCCGCTGACGGCGGCGATCTTCTCCGCCGCCCGCGCCGATCTCGAGGCCGACGACCTGATCGACGCCGAGGCACAAGAGATCGCGGCGGCCCTCGTCAAGGCGATCGCGCGCCGGACCATCCTCTCCTGGGAGGGGGTCGGTGATGCCGACGGCACTCCGGTCGACCCGGATGATGCAACCGTCGACGCGCTCTTCGATCTCTGGCCGATCTACGAGGCCTTCAACGAGCGTTTCATCGCCCGCTGGCTGTTGCTCGGTGACGAGGGAAACGGCTCTGCGCCCTCGCCGACTGGCACTTCGGCGGGGGCGCCGGATATTGCGCCGCCTGTCCCCGGCGCTGCGCCGACTGCCCCGCCCGGCTGAACCAGCCGC